GTATGTCCGTCCTGCTTCTGGGTTTAATGTATTCGCTACTGCTAACACTAAGGGAAAAGGTTCTGACGATGGGCGCTTCATCGGAACCAATGTCCTCAACGAAGCCTTCCTTGAGCGATTCCCTGTAACTCTGGAGCAAGAGTATCCCACTCCCGCAACTGAGCAAAAGATTCTTGAAGGTATTGCTCTGGATCTCAGTGTGGAAGATCGCACTTTCTGCAAGCGTCTTGTGGACTGGGCAGACATTATCCGCAAGACATTCTTTGACGGTGGTATTGAGGAAATCATCAGCACCCGCCGCCTTGTCCACATTATTCGTGCCTACAGCATTTTTGGTGATAAGGCAAAAGCAATCCAAGTTTGTGTGAACCGATTTGATGAAGAAACTAAGCAAGCGTTTTTGGAACTGTATGACAAAGTTGACGCAGACTTCCAAATGCCAATTGACGAGCAACAACAAAACTGATATAATTTCTATTGAAGAAACTATGAAAACTGATTCTATGGATCAATACACTATGTCAATCAATAGTGAAGATAAGATTGAAATTGAAAAGAAACCAATGGACAACATTGTCGATCACCAGTTCAAATACAATGAAGCAGAAATCCTGAAAGATATTCAGGAATATGTTTCTCGGACATACCGCAGTCACTACACTGCCAGTGAACCTGGGTTCCGTGACATTCAAACTATTGATTTGATGGCTGCCAAGGATCTTGCTTCTGCTTTCTGTCAAGCAAATATTCTTAAGTATGGGAGTCGTTATGGTTCTAAGGATGGTAAGAGCAAGCAAGACTTGATGAAAGTGATTCATTATGCTATGCTCCTTCTCCATTTTGATGGGCATTACACTCGCACAAACAATGGTTTGAACGAATTCCGCTGATTATGAAACTACGAGAGAAAACTATGAAATTCAGTGAAAAGACTATCACTATCCTGAAAAATTTTGCAGGAATCAACAACTCCATTCTTGTAAAGTCTGGACAAAAACTCAAAACAATTTCTGTTGCTAGGAACATTCTTGCAGAGGCAGAAATTTCTGAAGAGTTTTCTAAAGACTTTGCAATTTATGATCTAAACCAATTCCTCAATGGACTAAACCTACATAATGATCCAGAAATTGATTTTAGTAAAGACTCTTATCTTACAATTCGCGAAGGTAAGCGCAAGGTAAAGTATTTTTATGCTGATCCAAATGTAATCGTATCTCCTCCCGATAAGGCAATCGATTTTCCATCTACTGACGTATCATTTAATCTTGATAGTGTAACACTTGAAAAGCTTCTTAAAGCTGCATCAGTATATCAACTTCCAGATTTTTCAGTTGTTGGTAAAGATGGTAATATTGAATTGGTAGTTCGTGATAAAAAGAACGACACCTCAAATGAATGTTCAATTGTTGTAGGAGAAACCCAAACGAATTTTGTTTTCAACTTTAAAGTTGAGAATATTAAGATTATTCCAGGAGCTTACAACGTAGTAATTTCTTCTAAACTTCTTTCTGAATTTACTAACGAACAATATAATCTCAAATACTATATTGCACTTGAACCAGATAGCACATTTGGATGATATGAATTCAACATTCCTAATTCCTCTTGCATTACTTTGTTTTGAAGGATATGTTACTAATGATGGATTTATCTGCTTGAGAGAAACTCCAAGATATGATAGAATCCAGTATTATAAACCGGGAAAGTCTTGTTATGTAAATGGTTATTTTTACACTGATTGTAAAGATGCATCCAATCGAATTTATTAAATTATGAACACTGATAGAAATGATTTTCTTTGGGTTGAAAAATATCGCCCAAAGACTATTGAAGATTGTATTCTGCCCGAATCAACAAAAAAGACTTTTAAAGAGTTCCTACATAAAGGTGAGGTTCCAAATCTTCTTCTTGCTGGACCTCCTGGAGTTGGAAAAACTACAGTAGCAAAAGCACTTTGCAATGAATTAGGAGTAGACTATTATGTCATTAACGGATCTGACGAAGGACGATTTCTGGACACGGTGCGCAACCAAGCAAAGAATTTTGCTTCGACCGTCTCACTTTCTTCGTCTGCAAAACACAAAGTCATCATTATTGATGAAGCAGATAATACAGGGAACGACGTACAACTCCTTTTACGGGCAAATATTGAGACGTTTTATAACAACTGCCGATTCATCTTCACCTGTAATTACAAAAACAAAATTATCGAACCCCTCCACTCAAGGTGTGCTGTCATCGATTTTTCAATCGGTGGAAAGGCAAAAGCAGAAATTGCTATGTCCTTCTTCAACCGTCTCAGGTTTATTCTTGAGAAAGAGGGTATTGAGTATGATAAAAAAGTTCTCATAGAACTTATCAATAAGCACTTTCCTGATTGGAGACGTGTTTTGAATGAGTGTCAAAGATATTCTGGAAGTGGTAAAATAGATTCTGCAATTCTCGCCACATTTTCTGATGTTAATTTAAATGATCTCATTAAGAATCTTAAGAGTAAAAATTTTACGGAAGTTCGTAAATGGGTCGTCAATAATCTGGACAATGATTCTGGGATACTTCTTAGGCGTATTTATGATGCTCTTACTTTATCCCTTGAGAACAATAGCATTCCTGCTGCTGTGCTCATTATTGCTAAGTATCAGTATCAGATCGCATTTGTTGCAGACCAAGAAATAAATCTTTTGGCAGCATTGACTGAGATTATGGTTGAATGTAACTTTAAATAAAATTTTGTAATTGGTGAGTTTTAAATGATTGATATTAACAAAGTTAACTTGAATGAATTTTTTGGTTGTGTAGAAGCAACTAATACAAAACAAATGAAGTCCAATGCATTTAAGACTTTTCGAACTTATCTTCAAGAAAAGTCTTTTGCAAAATGGTCTGGTGATCAACTCACATATGTTGGTGACTATGAAGATGGTAAAGATTTTGTAGATTCTTCAGGTATTTGTTATGAAATGAAAGGATCACTTGGACTTTTTAACAAGAATCAATCTTGTAAGCGAGTGGTCCTTATTAATAAGCGTCCTGGCAAGAAAAAGACTACGGTTCTGCAAAAAGAAGATATTAAAAAAACTTTTGAGTATATGCTTCTGGTAGATACTCAAACCATGACCATTGGGTATACTGATTGGGATACAGTTTACTCTAGGACAGAATGTGATGGTGCTGGAGCAACATTCAAATTGGAGAAGGGTGATTATAAAATCTTGGCAAGTAATGTAGAACCAAAAGAAAAAAACATTGATGCAACCAATCTTTTAAACTCCATTGAGGCAATTTTGTGACTGATTCACTTAAAAAACTTAAAACTCCTCTTCGATATCCTGGAGGAAAATCACGTGCTTGCACCAAGATGGATCCATATTTTCCAGATCTTAGAGAATACCAAGAATTTCGTGAACCATTTCTTGGTGGTGGTAGCGTAGCGATTCATATTACCAAGAAGTATCCCCATTTACAAATATGGGTAAATGATCTTTATGAACCACTGGTAAATTTCTGGCAACAACTTCAGATCTTTGGACCCGATCTTAAAAGTAAACTATCGGATTTGAAATCAAAATATAATGATCCAACTAAGGCAAAAGTTTTATTTTTAGAATCAAAAGAGTATCTTTCACATCCATCTAAATTTACAGATTCTTTACAGCGTGCAGTAAGTTTTTATATTGTAAATAAATGCTCTTTTAGTGGACTTACTGAATCATCCTCATTTTCTCCTCAGGCATCTGACAATAATTTTTCCATGAGAGGAATTGAAAAACTGGATTCATATTCGGATATTATTAAGAATTGGAAGATTACAAACTATTCATACGATTATTTGATGGATGGCAATATGCAATCATTCCTCTATCTTGATCCTCCATATGACATTAAAGATAATCTTTATGGAAATAAGGGATCTATGCATAAGTCATTTGACCATGATAAATTTGCAGTTGATTGTTCTGCCTGTGAGATGGATCAATTGATTAGTTATAATTCTGATCAATTGGTAAAAGATCGTTTTACTGGATGGAATGTTGGAGAATTTGATCTCACATATACGATGAGATCTGTTGGTGAATATATGAGGGATCAAAAAAGTAGAAAAGAACTCTTGCTTTTTAATTATGAACTACCGGGTAAAATTGTATGATTGAACTTAAAGATTGGTTGAATTCTATCAATAATACTAAAAAGAATTTGATAGATGAAGATCCATCTATCGAAAAAGAATATCCTCCATACATTATTAATAGATGTTTTTCTGGGCATATTGATACTGTTATGTTTGCCAACGAACTAAACATGTATAGTTTTCTACCAAAAAAACTTCAATATGATTTTCTTATAAATATTGTGAGGAAAAAGAAGAGATTTTCTCCCTGGATCCGACAAGATAAAATCAAAGAACTTGATTATGTCAAACGTTATTATGGTTATAGTAATGAAAGGCAAAACAAGCTTTGAAAATTCTTACACAAGAACAAATTAACTTTATTAAATCAAAATTTGATGTTGGAGGAAAAAAATGAGCGTAGTAAAAGAACCAGAAGTTAAATGGTCACCAGAACAAATGGTGGAAGTGGTTCTTAACGAACCTGATGACTTCTTGAAAGTTCGTGAAACTTTGACACGTATCGGAGTTGCATCTAGAAAGGAAAAGAAAATCTATCAATCCTGCCACATTCTTCATAAGCAAGGTAGATATTATCTTGTTCATTTTAAGGAACTATTTGCATTAGATGGTAAATATGCAAATCTTACTGTAAATGATGTTCAAAGAAGGAATCGTATTGCACAACTTCTTGCAGATTGGGGTCTAATTGAAATTGTCAATACTGATAAAATCCTTGATATTGCACCTTTAAACCAAATTAAAGTGCTTGCATATAAAGATAAGCAAGACTGGATTTTAGAAACAAAATATAATATTGGGTCTAAAAAGAAAAAAGCAGAAGAAGATTGATTTTAAAAGAGAGTTGACAACTCTCTTTTTTTATGCTATAATATCAATCTTCGGGTCAATCAGTATTCAGATTGCAATACTCTTGTTAGTATTCACGGCATAATACTTACCGAAGAAATTCTTATTAGTATTCAATAAGTAAAACTTTTATTAGTTTTCAGACCTTAATACTTGAAAAAATATGAAAAATTTTATCGTTTGTGACATAGGTAAAAATATTACCTATACTTATAATCCAAGAACAAAAAATATTTTTAAAATCGAACATTCTGATTTTATTAATTTAAATATTCCCGAGATTGAAAATGGAGATGCAATTATTATTGAAGATGCACACATTAGAACTCGGGAAGAAAATAGTCTTGCACAGGCATTTAAATTAGAACAGTTAGAAAATCTTGCAAAAAAAGCTGACCAAAAACAAAATAAAATTCTTTCTTTCCCCCAAAAAGTAACTCCAAAAGCAAGAAAAATTGCATCCCTTAAAAATTCAGAGTTAATCGATAAAAGTGATATTAATGATATCACTTCAATTGCAAACTATTTGGAAATTTTTCCAAACGTGTATAATACTTTGAAACCCTTTAACCCAATTAGTCTTGAAAAGCATGAGAAGAATAATTTTCACATCTATAATGATAGGAATATCTTAACTGAAGATTCAAATACTGCTAGAAATGAAAGTTATGGAATTAAAACTGATTATGAAGATCAAGTAACTAAGTGGATTAAAAAATATATTTCCAAACTTGCATTTGAACTTGATGATGATACTAGAAATTGGTCTGGTCTTACATACACTAAAGGATCAAAAAATAGACCTCCTGAACTTCTGCCAGGACTGAAGAAATATTCTAGTGATAAACTTAAATTTATCTATGGAGTAATTCTTACAATTCTTGATCCCGTTACCGGTGAACCAAGATTGAGATCTGATATCAATAAACCTCCATATTGGAAGTATGCTAAGAATGTGTATTTTGGTATTAGTCCATATCACATGCACGCTGGTGTAACCGCATCAAATTACAAGTATTGGAAACGTAAAGCAGGT